TTATAGTTTTTATAATAAATATACACGAATTAAAAAAAAATCACTTTATAAAACAATAGGCAAAAAAAAATCGGGGTTTACCCGATTTTAATTTTATAATATGTATGTGAAGTATTACTCGATTACCTCATCAATTTTACTTTCGACACATGCAGATATTCTCCAATCATGAGTGAAACCTTCAAACGCTTTAGTAACTTTAGCCTCAACATCTGTTACGTTAAAACCTTTAACTAATTTTTCTTCTCTGATTTTTTTAATCTTACCTGAATGCTCGTCTGGCATATCATACTGAATTTTTGCTACAAAATACTTTTCTTCCATTTTATTTTTTTTTCTTAGTTTTAATTAATACCCTAAATAATCGGTTAATTTTTTCATTAAGTCAAGTGATTTGTCTAAACCTTTTTCAGGTTCACTATTTACACTTCTTTGTTTTGTCTCTTCTTCAATGTTCTCATCGTACTTCATTCTATCATCTTGATTAAGGAATAAGTAAGCTCCTGGTGTTGATGGCGAGGATACTAAATCAAAACAAATTAATTCAAAATCGTCCTGCACTTCATTCCTTTCACCTTTTTTAACTAAAGAACCTACACCACGAGATGATACCCCCATAGTGACTCCCTGTCTCATAAGATTCGCTGCTTGGTCTCCTGGACATGATACAACACCTGTTTTATGAAAACCTGGTGATGTCAATAATTTTATTTTACCCATTAGAACATTACCTTCCCACCACATATCAGTTATCAAGTGTGATACACGGTCTAAGTCGATAAGTGACGATTCAGGGTGATTAAGTTCTGATATCGATAATCCTTTCTTTATTGCCTCTTGGTATTTTTCACCTTCTCTCCTTAATATTGATTCGGGATATATTCTACCGTTTCTATTTGGTGTGTCGTATTTTTGTAATACTGCGTAAAACTCAAAAGGTTTAGAATGGTCTAATTGACCGTATGATTCTTTTATAATATCGGCGTTACGTTTATCGTTTGGGTTTATAAAACCGGCATCCCACTCAATTAAAATCCCTTTACCCGTATCATTTGGTCCTAATATTTTCATATCTTTTATTTTATAAATATGCTACGTTTAGTATTCCATCGAGATAAAAACGTCCCATTCACTTATTCTAATTGGAGTTACTCTTAATAATTGGTTTATTTTGTCACTAACGAATATCTTATATTCTGTTGTTAAAACAGAATCGTCACCTTCTCCTGAGAAAAAAACGTAGTTATTCGCGAAGTCTGTAACTTCCTGTCCTTTATAAATTACTTTACCAATTTCAACCCGAACATTTATATCTTCGTCTTGAATATCACCTTCTATCATAACACTACTTGGTAAAATAAAAGTATCCCCATAACCAAATTCATATATGAATTTTTTAGGGTCTATAAGATTATTAAGATTATCTACAAGTGTATTTGCTTCAAATAATCTTAATAATTGACTTTCATTAATTACGACTTTCATTTAGTTGTTTTAACTATAAATAGATTAAACAGACTGTTTTTTAGTTTTATGTAGTATAAAATATTTTGATTTCATTAACGGATACCCATATAATGTATTAACTATTTGTTTTATCCTGTCTCTAAGTATCAACGATTTAAAGTCTATTTGTTCTTTTACAAATAATGTTACCTCTAAATTCATAAAACTTCTTTTACCTAATTGTATACCACTACTTCTTAAATCTAAATCGACTATGTTATGTTTTTCAAATAATAACGGGTCCACCGATTCTAATAAGTGATGTTTAATGTCCCTCTCTAACATACCTGTCGTTCTAACCCAATTATGAGCCGTCATTGTTGGTTCCACCCAACTTTGTATGAGAATATAAACTGATTTTAATTTTTTTGCATCTACTGTTCCATAACTACATTTCGCGTTTTCGTATCCCGTTAATTGGGACGTTTTTCCTTTTTTCATATAAATTCATAATATCTAATGTTTATTTGTTCGTTAAAAATATAACCATAAAAAGTACGATTGTCAAAATATTGATAAGTTGAATATATTTATTATAATAAGTCATATATGTTAATAATAGAAATAGGAAAAAAAGAAAATATCGAAAGAGCCTTAAAAAGGTATAAGAATAAAGTTTATAAGACTAAACAGTTGAATAGGCTTCGAGAGGAAAAAGAGTTTACTAAGAAGTCTACTAAGAGACGTAAACAAAAACAAAAAGCCATTTATATCCAAAAAATAAAGGATTCAGAAATCTGAACCCTTTTTTTATTTTTATATGTTAGATTAGTTTATAATCCGTGTTCTAATTGTTTTAATTTATAAAGTGAAGTTAAAGATATTTCAGACTCATTAATTCTATTAATGGTTTCATTAACTCGATTATTTAAATCCTCATCGTTAGATTCATTAACTTTTTCAGTTAACTTTTTTAATACAACACCTTTAGATAAAGTTATTTCTTCAGTTAATTCAGTTTTAGATAATGATAAAAAATTTTTTAATTCTTTTTTTTCTTCTTCACTAATGTCACTGTACTCACGATTAAAAGTATTAGTTGCAATTTTTAACATAGAACTTAAAGGTATATTAACTGATTCAGTAACCTTAGTAACTTCTTCAGTCTCCCCTAACAACTTCTTTATTGTATTTTTACATTCTAAAACTTTCTCTAAATTTTTAATTGATGTACTATAAACTACAGTATCAATATTTGTATAATCATTATCTGAGTCAGTTTTTAATCCTTCAGAAACCCACATATTAACTTCTTTAAGTTTAGCGGATTCAGTAGTTAAAGTACCTTTGATTGTTTCAACACATTCATTTACGTAATCATCTACGATGTCTTTAGAAAGACCTTTCTTTTTAGAAAGTTCATCATATAAGAAATATGCTTCAGCGAGTTTCTCATTTTCAATTATATGACTTTTAAAAGACTTCATGTTGGTTTTAAATGCGTTTTTACCATACGACTTAGTCAGTAGAGATTCTATATTTGATTTTATTTGTCCGAATTTATTCATAACCTTTTTTATTATAAATATTAGTCATCTAGTAATGTTCTTAGTTCATCTTCAATTTTACCTAAAGAAATTCTCCCTTTTGATAAGTCAATTTCAGATATACCGTTAATCATGTCGTTTTCTAATATCATGTTTAAATCTTTTTCTTTAACACTTTCAGGTGTTACTTCTCCTCCTGCGTCACCTCCTGTGTCACCTCCCGTATCGCCTAAATCACCACCTAAATCACCACCTAAATCACCACCTAAATCACCACCTAAATCACCACCAAAGTCACTACCTCCCCCTGAACCAAATCCAGTATCTGCGGGCTCAGTAACCTCACCTTCGGGTGCACCACCTTCTCCAGGTTTATCTCCGTATAATTTATCTATATTAGCGAATATACCGGTTTTACTAATTGTTTCTGCCGTCTTTTCAAGTTCAGCTCCTACAGCCTTTTCAATTCTTTGTTGTTGTAAATCTAATTTAATTTCTTCATCAGAAAAACCAAGAATATGTTTTTTAGCCCATGAAGAAGATACTGGTTGTATACCGTTTCCTGGGTCTGAAACCGCATCACGATAAAGAGCCACTTTTTGTTGCCATTGTTCAACTTTAAGTAAATCTGCCTGAGTTGATGGATTAGTTAATCCTAAGGTAAAGTTATTAAGTTCATCCTCAAACCCTAATAAGTATAAATGGATTATTGCTATTTTATTTAATTCCTGAATCATAGATTTTTGAATTCTATTGATTGTACGGGCAAATCGAATATCTTGTAACGCTAAATTTTTACCGTCACCTACAACTTCTTCAAAACCTAAGAACGCCTTAGGAACTCTAAGAGCCGTTAATAATTTTTTCTGTATATATTCGATATCCGCAATTTCAGATAAATTCTGAGCTCCAGGTAAAGTATCGATAGGGTTAGGTGAGTTAGCGTCTCTAACAGGTATGAAGTAATCTTGGTCAACCGCCATTTGATTATATCTTAAATCAACATTACCGTTATTAGAATCAACTACTTGGTCTCTTTTAAATTTATTTGCAACTCTTTGTACATATGGTTCTACATCTTTGTCATCCATATTACCAACAAATACTTTAAAAACTCGTCTTTCAGGTGCTCTTGATGTTCTATAAACTAACATAGCATCTTCTGAAAGAATAAGTTGTTTCCATATACGTCTTGCTTTTTCTAACATTGAAGTACCATATGGTAACTTACGGTCATCCCCTAATAATCTAAAGTGAGCCATTTCCCACGTATTAAGTACCATGTCTTTATTTTGCCACAAGAATTTAAGAGCATCATTATCAGTATCCGAACTGTTTTTTTCGGGTTTCATTTTCATTCCTCGTTCTTGACGAGTAATTTCAATATTAGGTAACTGTTGTACACCCATTACACCTTTTT